GTGATCGCGTCCACCGCGTTCATGTAGTAGACGTTGGGGCTGTTGGCGAAGGTGAACCAGACGCGTCGCTTCCAAACCATCACCGTGCGCACGGCGGTGGTCATGCCCGTCACGGTGCCCGTGCGGTTGACCCAGCCCGAGGTGGTGCTGTAAGTCCAGTAGCCGGCGCCAGGCGAGACGGCCAGCAGGAAGGTGTCTGCGGCCGTGGAGAACTGCGTCGTCCACCACTCGTCGTCGGTGCTGCCGGTGCCCGTCACCGCCACGCTGGGCGTGCCGCCTGCCGTGACGTCGTAGATGTTGCCGTTGGCGGCCATGAACACCTTGTCGTCGGCAGAGTCGGGCGCCTTGTACGAGAACACCGCCTCCACCGACTGCGGCACGCCGGTGACCTCCACCGCGTCGGCAAACTCAGCCCAGCCCTTGCGCAGCTCCACGCCCTGCTGCTTGGGGATCATGTTGGTCAGGACCAGCGCGTCGCGCGGGTCCATGGCGCTGATGGGGTCGCGGTAATTCAGCCCGCCCACCGGGGCAGGGATGATTGCGGACTGCGCTACCTGTGCGGCTGCCGCCCTTCGCGGCACCTTGAAGGGCTTCAGAGGCACCAGAGGCACGTCAGGCCCCCATGCCCGTGTCAGGCGTGTTGATCAGCGGCTGGATGTAGGGGAAGCGGAAGTCACGCGCCATGCTGAGCACCGGCGCGCCCTTCTCGGCGCCCTTGCGATTCTCAAACGCGACCTGGAAGTCACGCATGGCCGCAGAGCTGTCCAGGCCCTTCATCTCGAGCCACTTCACCCGCGTGTACAGCGTCACCAGAGTGGCGTCTAGCAGTGCCACGTCGCCGTTCTTGGTGACGCGGTTCTTGTACAGCGTGCTGTCATCCTGGTCGCGGACCCAGGCCTGCGACAGGTAGAAGAAGTTCATCGTCTGCGGTGCAGACGGTGGCGCCAGGACGTAGATCTTGTTGTCCCGCACCTGCCAGTAGAAGCTCAGCGTGGGCAGCGTGGTGCGGATCAGCAGCTGCTGCCACATCTGCGGCGAGACGGGGCCGAGCGACGGGAACTGCGTCGTCGCGTTCCAGTTGGTCTGGTCGATCCAGTCGTAAAAATCCTCGGGCAGCGCGAAGCTCTTTTCCTTCTGCCCGCTGGTGTCCTGCAGGATGCTGATCTCGTAGTTCTTGATCAGCTCCTGCCAGTCGTACATCGACAGCAGCTCAATGCCGGCCATGTTGACGGCCTGCACCATCTGCTGCACCGCTGGGTCGGTGCTGCCGGCAGGGTCAGAGGGGATGGGGAACGCGACCATCCCGGCCACGTTCTGGACGATGGCCGAGAGCGTGGACTCGTTGACGATCTGAAACGCCATCCCCTACCCCTTGCGTCAGGCTGCCAAGGGCTCGGTAGCCGCCACGGCGCGCTTGCTGGGCTTGGCCTGCGCCTGCAGGGCCTCGACCATCGTGCGCAGGTTCTCAATCTCCGCGTCGCGCTTCTGCAGCTCACCGCGCATGGCCTCGATAGGCGCGTTGTTGGCCGCGACCTCCATGAAGGCCTTGGCGCGCTGCTTGTCGCTTTGGAACGACATGAACTTCTGCCCGAGGTTGTCGGGCGCGTCGGCCAGCTGCTCCACCGTCACGATCTTGAAGTACTTGTACTCCTCGACCTTTGACGGTGTCATGCCCGGCAGCGCGTTCAGCGGCGTGCCCACCACTGCATCGGTTTGGCCAGCCTGCCATTTGTGATAGCGGTCGGCAAAGCGCTGCGCGTCCTGCTCCGTGACCTGGCGGTACACCACCGAGGTCTTGTCGCCGGGGACGTGGATGCGAATGAAGTCTCGCTCCTCGTACACGGCGCGCCCGGCCTCCCGGCTCTTGCCGGGGTGCATGACGGGCTCACGCGAGAACTCGACAAACAGGCGCGCGTCGTGCGCGAACCTGCTCTCGTCCTGCCGCACGGGCTGGATGAGGTCATCAAACGAGGTGGGTGTCGTGGGTTGCATGGTGCTGTTCTCCTTCTTCTGAGGTGGTGTTACAGCGTGCGGCCGACGGTCGGGTACGAGAACAGCGCGTCTGCGTTGGTTGCAGCCGCAGCGCCCGTCGCAGTGCCCAGCACTAGGCCGTTGATGACCTCGGCACCGGCCGTGGCATCGTCATCCACAGCGCCGCCGGTGGCCGTGCTGTTGAGCTGCGTGCCTTTGGCGGCTGAAGCCAGCGTGCGAACGCTGCCCTTGCCGTAGATCTGGAACCAACCGTACTCGTTGTCGGCCAGCGCAGCCTGAGCCGCACCGCAGCGAGTGCCGGGACCAGACGCGCCGGGAGCGGTCGTGGTCGTGGTGGCCATTGCGAAGTCGAAACCCGTCTCTTCGACGCACAGGTAGCCCAGCCCCGTCACAGCGCCATCGGCGCGGCCGTAGATGAACTCCTGGTAGCCGTTGGTGGGGTCGTCGTAGCCGCCGACGGTGCCCAGACGGAATGCGGGAACGGCCGTGGCCGCAGTGATTTGGTCCTTGCTCAGACCGATGACAGCTTGTGCCATGTTGCAATCTCCTGAAGAAAAAAACCCGAGAGGATGGGGTCACCCCGACCCTCTCGGGAAGGGCGACCCACGACGGTCCACCAAATCAAGCCTGCAGGCGGCCCTGGAACTGAGCGCCAGAGCAGGTCAGGTTGCCGGCCCAGCCAAGGATCTGCACCTCGGCGTCCTGGTTGATCGCGTATCTCCTGTTTGGCGACAGCGCGACCATGTTGCGGTCCTTGTGAGGGCGCCACTTCAGGTACTTGGTGTTCAGGAAGAAGCCGGTGGAGGCAGGGCAGTAGCCGCCGATGCCGCCGTCCAGCACCACGTCCGCGTCCATGAACTTCAGGCTGGGAAAGCCGAGGTTGCCGGAATCAGGCGAAGTGAAGCGCTGGATAGCCTGCAGGCTGGCCATGTAGTACGACCAGAAGATCGTGTCCACGACGATGAGGTCGGGGCGATCGTTGCCGCGGGTGCAGCTGGCCCACAGGTTGTTCATCGCGGCCTGGATCGTGGTCGGCCCAGGGGTGATGGTGTTGTCGCTGAAGTCGTACTTCTGGTTGCGCCAGAAGCTCCACGTCGCGCGATCAATGCCACCGTAGGTGCCCGAGGTGGTAGTGGAGGCCACAGCGGCGTTCAGGCCGGTGATCTCCTTGCCGCCAGAGCCGGTGCCGTCGGAGTACACCGACTGAGCCAGCTTGTTCATCATCGTTGCCTCGGCCACGTTCAGACGCGCCTCGAGCAGGTCGATGAAGGCCTCCTTGCCGCTGTTCTGCAGCATCTCCAAGCCGCTCATAACGACCGGGACAGCGAACTGCTTGATGCTGAATTCAGCGGCGCTGATGACGTCCTGCGCAGCCACCGGCAGCAGGTCATAGCCCGAATAGAACCCAGCGTTGCCGTTCTCGGCAAAGCTCAGCTCTTCCAGGATGACGTTGCCGCCGCTGATGGTGCGCACGTTGCCGCGCTGGTTCAGGCGCGACAGCAGGGCGTTGTTCTTGGTGACGTTGTCCGCGATCTGGCGCGAACGGTTCTGGATGGTGGTGGCGACGATGTCGCTCACATTTGGGAAAGCCATGATGAAAACTCCATCTGAGTTGGGGAAGGCCTTGCGGCCGCCAGATCAGATGCGCCTACGCGAACCATCTCAGTCCGGTGGTGTCGTAGGTGGGACGCCGTTGCGGCGTCTCCTGCGAGCTTTCGGTGGCTGGGGTGCTGGGCACACCAAGATGCGATTTCTCGCACCCTGGTGCGAATTATCCGTCAGCGTGAGGACATCGCAATGGCTGCCTCAATCGCAGAGCGCACGTCGGTGGGCTCCTGCCGCAGGGCCCCGGCTGGCGCCGCACCCGTGACGCTGACGGCCGCCGAGCGAGCCCGCTGCGCCGCTTGGGTCTGCGTCTGCGCCCCCTTGGCCTTGGCCCGGCTCTGCAGCACGCTGCGCACACGGTCGTTGAGCATGCAGGCCTTCTTGTAGGCGTCCACCAGGCTCAGTTTCTGGCCGCGGCGCTGCGCCGTCTCCAGCAGGTCGGCCATCTCCTCGCGCACGTCCTGACCGAACTCGGCACGCTGCAGGAACTGCCCCACTTGGCTCTGCGCTTGCTGCACCACGCGCTGCTGCTGCGCGGCTTGAGCCTGCTGGAACTGCTGCAGCATGTTCTGCACGGGCGCCAGGCGCTGGTTCAGGGCCTGCTCAAGCGCGGCCTGCTGCGGGTCTACCCTCGGCGCCTGGCCGGCCAGGGCGCTATCCAGCAGCTCGATGAACTGGTTGCCAAAGCGCCCGGTGCCGAACTGGTTGACGATGCCGGCCACCAGCTGCGCGAGCTCGGGCGCCGTGCCCGTGCGCAGCCGCGCCGCGGTGCTCATCAGGTTGTCGATGGCCTGCAGCGGGTTGCTGTTCTCGGCCTTGATGAAAGCCCGGTAGGGCTCGATGGTCTTCATCACCGCGTCGAAACTGCGGCGGGCCTCGGCCGACTCTTGCAGGGTGCGCTGCACCTCCACCTCGCGGCGGTGGATCTCGGCGCGCACCGGCTCGGGCAGCTTGCCCCAGTGCTCGCGGATCTCAGGCCGCCAGGCCTGCGGGGCGCGCTCGCCCTGCTGACGCGGGCCAGCCTTCGGGCCTGGCTGGATGCCTTCGGCCTGCTCGGTCTTGGGCTTGAATTTTCCCGTCTCGTCGCGTTCGCGTTGATGTACCGGCTGGCTTTCAGCGCTCTTGCCCTCGGCCAGGGCGTTCAGGTCGGTGGCGGGCGCGTTGGTGGCGGCCTGCGGCGCCGGGGATCCCCCCGACTCTTGGACCGGGTCACTCCCAGCCGGTGTAGGCCGCGCAATCGGTGCGGGTTCCGGGGCGGCTGTCTCCAGCGCGGCCTCGATGGCGTCTCTCATCGTCGTGGGTTCTGACATGGTGTTACCTGTTCTGCAGTTGATGGATCGCGCGCTCTACGTCGCGTCGAGAGAACGTGCCGCCCTGCGTGTACAGGCGCTCACGCTGTTCCCGGGCCTTCGCCCAGGTGTCCTTGAAGTCGTCCACGGTGGTGACGTTGTTGGCCCGCATGTACTCGCGGTGCTTGCTGCGGGTGCTGATGTCGGTGCCGTCACTGGCCCGGGCGCCCAGGTAGTGCCGGTCGCCCCACAGCGCGCCCGCGTCGTTGCGCATGGGCGCCTGGTAGTCGCTGGTGACTTCGATCAACTCGCCGGTGTGGCGGTCTTGGATGTAGCGGCGGCGGGTCATCGTGTGGCCTCCTCCTCTTCTTCCTTCTTGCGGTCACGCAGGGCTGCAATAGCGGCCGCAGTGCCCAGGCCGCCTGCAGCGATGCCACCCAGCAGCAGCGGGTCAGCGTTGCCGTAGATCATCTTGCGGTAGTCGCTGGTGGCCTTCAAAGGCTCCAGGCGGCCGGTCTGCGGGTTCTTGGACGTGCGCATCGCGCCCGCCTCGGAGAACGTGTCGCGCACCAGCTTGTATTCCTCGGGCGTCATGCGCTCCATGGTGGTGGCCATGGGGTTCAGCGCCGCATGCGGCTCGGCGCGCGAGCGCTGGAAGTCCCAGTCGAACCACTGGTTGGAGAAGCCGCCGATGCCGCGCGGCTCGCCGCCTTCCTTGATCATGCGCAGCGCCGTGGCGTACATCGGGCCAATCGTCGCGGCCTTGTCAGGCTCGTAGAACGGCAGGTTGCGCAGGTGCGCAGGGATGGTGCTGCGGATGTCGCCGGTCTTGGCGTCGCGGAACTTCGTCTCCTGCGGCGTGGACACGACGTTGCGGAACTGCTCCGCTTCAATCCTGTCGGCATCGTCGCCAGCGCGGCGCCGGGCGGTTTCGTACATCTTGGCCTGGCGGCTCTTGGGCTGCGCGTTGTTGTACGCGTTCAGCATCTGCTGCTCGTACACCGCACGCGTGCCGGCGTTGGAGCGGATCGCCTCTCGCGTCAGGTCCGCAATGTGCCGGTCGATGGCCGAGATGTTGGACGTCTGCGGCTCGACCATGGCAAAGCCCAGGGAGCCCGTCTTGGGCCCCAAGCCGCGCACCTGGTTCATCAGGCGCTCGACGTAGGACGCCTCGGGCTCATCGGGCCGGCGCCGGAAGAACTGGTCGTTCTGGCGCAGCATGCTGGCCAGCTCGGACACGTACTGCCGGTTGGCGGTGTTGGCCACACCCGTGCCACCACGGGCCGATGCTTGGACACCGTAGGCCTCATTGATGGCGCTGTTGAATCGGTTGGCCGCGCCCTCGCCGGGAATGGCCTGGTTCAGCCCCACAGGCGAGTAGCTGGCCCAATCTGCAATTTCTTCCTCGCTGCGTGGCCGCATCTGCGCCCACTCCACCAGGTTCTTGGTGATCGGCGCGTTGCCCGACGTGACACCGAACCCGAGGCGGTTCATCAGCTCGAGGCGAGACGGATCAGCACCAGGGTCCACCGACTGCACCAGGCGCTTGTGGATGTCCAACGCCAGGCGCGGGTCAAGGTCGTTGTAGTCGATGGCCTGCGCGGAGATCTTGGCCTGGTCGGCCAGCGTCATGGGCGGCGCGTCCTTGTCGAGGCCACCAGGGATGGCCAGCTCGCGCCTGCTCTTCAGGTCCGACAGCCGCACCTCGGGCGTCTCGGCCATGGCGCGGCCAAACTTCGCCACGCGCTCCTGCTCGGTCATCGTGTGGACCGGCTTGCGCCCGTACTTCTTGACGAACTCAGCCTCGCCTTCAGGCGTGCGCAAGTCCAACGTGATCTTGGGCACCTTGGGCTTGATGTTGGCCGTGGCAGGGTCTGGCGCCGCCTTGGTTTCGGCCTGGCGCACTGCATCCTCGACCACGGCGCGCAGGCTCGGGCGGTTGACTGCGTCGTTGGCGGCCTCTGCAACCTTGGCCCCCTTGCGCACCTTGTTGGCCGCATTGGCCACACCACCCACCACCGGCACCGCACCCAGGCTGGCCAGGGCCATGCCGAGCTTGTCCTTGTCGCGCCTGGCGCGCTCGAAGTCACGGCCGGCTTGGGCGGTGCCCACCACCGGCAGGAACCCGGCGCCAATGTCGATGGCCATGTCGCCCAGGTCACTGTCCTCGGGCGTGTCCAGGGAGACGAACTTGCGAGCGCGATCGCGCAGCGCGTTGATGACAGCCTCTTTGGCGAGTTGCAGGTCCATCAGCTCCTCACTTCAACATGCGCAGCTTGTACAGCGTGCTGTGATACAGCGCGATCACCTCGTCGATCGTGTTCTGCATCGACGTCTCGTCGCGCTCGCAGACTTCGTAGCGGTTGCGCTCGATCCACTCGACGTGGTCCTCGAGCTGGTCCGCGATGTCGCCCACCTTGGCCGCCTCAATGGCCGGCGCCAGGCGCTTGCCGCTGTAGCCCTGGTACTGCTCGACAAACGCGTCGGTCAGGTCGCTCAGGGCCTCGTAGAACGCGCCCAGGGCCATGTGCTGGGCGTAGCTGGGCGTGGCCCAGTGCGCCACGTGCGCCATCGAGCGCGCCTGCAGCAGCAGGCTCACGAAGTCGTTGGTCTTGGTCATGCCCACACCCTCAGCGGCGTTACCGGCGCCGGGCTCACCACAAACTGCTGCAGCTCGGGCATCTCAGCGGTGTTGCGCACGTTGACGTGGTAGCCGGGGTACGGCACCGGCACGTAGTCCTCGGGCAGCGGGTCAGGCGCTGGCTCATAGATCGTGCCGATCATGTCCACGGCGGTGTAGCGCGGCGTGCTGCCGGTGGCCATCCCGTCTGCATCGACTTGCACGTCGTACAGGTGGTCCTTGGCCTCGCCCTCATCGGCAAACTTCAGCATCAGGTCGTGGAACATGGTGTGCCTTTATGCGGTGATTGCTTGCAGTTCTGCGTTGGACAGACGGCGGGGGTAGTAGGTGATGCGGCGAATCCAACCATTCGCAAATTGAGAAGAGCCATTAAAATTGCCAATATTCAATCTTGTGACGGTTGGCAAAGTTCCTACGGTGTCTGTTCCGACCGTCCCCCCACCTGAACACGCTGCAAAATCATTCAATGCCATTGCTAGAGCTTGTTTATAAATTACATTTGCTGTCCCAACACCAGAAACTAAATTAAAAAATGCTTGAGAACCGGCGTTATCTCGAACTTGAGCAACAATATTCGGTGCAGTGTCTGTATATATGCCAATAAATTCGTTGAAAGTATTGTCACTAATTTCCGCCGCAAACATTTGAGCAGCAGGAGATGGCCTTACATATTCCACATAAACCGTCCCAGCACTCGCGTTATACCAAGGGCTTAGGGTGTTAACACTTGCGACATCTGCGGAGCGGGTGGCGGATGCGGTAGTGGTGGCGATGTAACTGGTAGCAAAAGCTCCGGCTTCTAGTTGAGCGCCCCATAAAGTTATTCCAGAAACCCCATCCCCAGCATAAGAATTAGTACTTCCATTATTCAAACTTAAATAAACAAAAAACACCCCACTTGCAGTAAATGTCGTGCTACACCTATACCATCCGTTTCCAATGCTTTGGATTGCTACCGTGTTTGCCCCTAAAGCTGTTGCAGTTCCGCTTCCAGATAAAGTAAATCTAGAATTCCCCCCAGACTCTTGAGAAACCTCTAAAACGCTTCTCCCGAATGCTTTTGCAAACACTGAAAATGTGTATGTTCCAGCCGAATTTGTCGCGCCGGTGTAAATTTGATGCGTATTGTTAGATGTATCTTCTATTATGTTATCTCCCGTTAAAGTGTTCGCGGGAGATGTAACGGCATCCGAAGAAACGGTTGCTCTCAAGGGAGTCCACCACGTTCCAAATTCTGCGCTTCGCAGCAAAAGATTTGTCCGTTGCTCCTCCACAAGCATTCCCCTCGCGGCCAATGTAGAGGGGTTATAATCAAAGCGTGCGTTGTTGGTAGTAGCGGTCTGGAGTGTTCCAGTCGCATCGAAATAGGCGCCAGAGCTGGCCCGAGTGAAAGTAATGATGTCCGAGAATGTTCTAGTGACCAGCGGCATGATGTGTCCTCACCACTTAATGGGACCAACCCAGACTTGATAAGCGCCCTGCGGCTCTGTCGGAGTTTCCCAGCGTTGGTAGGTTTGTTCCGTGAAATTCAAGTCTAAGGTCTGGAGATTTTTGTATTGCTCATCCATTGCTACGAAATTCAAGTTCAGCGATGGACCTCGATTTGTCCCGCTACCTCCGCCCCCGGCAATGCCTCGACCAAG